ATCATGGATAATTTAAAACTAACCATAACTACACCAGAAGAAAGCGAGACAATCTCTTTCTCGCAGCGGTTACCGGACGACTCCGCTCCAGGAATTCGTGCCAACATATCAACTCGTCAGACGGTTGATAATGTTAGTGAGAAGTCTGAGACGTGTCGACCCGTCCATGTACCTAGTGATTTTGAACACAGGTCATGGGCGGTCCGTGCTTGGAATGCTATCGAAAGTGCTTTCATTCGATACCCCAAGCAGGGTGAGCTCACATACTTGTTCTCTAAAGCAAAAGCGTCCTTCATAGAAATTTATTATGAAAGATCCAAACAGGGTACTGCAGTCAAATGGCTGAAGTATCATTGTTCGTACGCCTTTGCTAAAGGTATGAATCAAATTGAGCTCCCTAACGCCCCCTATGAAAGAGGCCAGGATACGGAAGATGCGGGTTGTTTTACTGTCGATTTGAACAGGACCCTGCGTCGTGCCATGAAGAGGGCATCAGAAAAGAAGTGGCGTTATCGCCGTTTTCTGATCGATTTGCTTTACGCGAAAAATGGTATGCCACCGGCCATGGAAGGCTTTGTTACAGCATCACTCTCCGATCATAAGAAGAGTATGACTAAGGACAAGGACTCCTGTGCTGTCAGTGGTACCAGTGTAAGCAATCTTCTTCGTGTCAAGTCCGAACTTAGGAAAATTGTGACCAAGCTCTTCAGTGGTAAGCAGTTTGAGCACTGCGATCCGTTCCCTTCAGTGAGTAGTTCATTTGACTCAGCTTTGAAGGACGGTGGCAGTTTTGCTGATCTTGTAAAGGAGTTTGTTATTCCTTACGACTGCATTGAACCCACTGGTCTAATTGATGACGGGAAACTGGTGAAGGCCTTTCAGGATTATATCGATATGCTCTGGACTTCTAGAGCGTCTGAAAAACTCGATGTAACACCTGTTGCTATTCTAGAACCCTTGAAGGTTCGAATTATCACCAAAGGTCTGGCTGCCGAGTATTATCGATGTGTTGAAATGCAGAAATTCATGCATACCATCATACGGCACCATCCCGTGTTTTCGTATATCGGTCGGCCAATCGACGACAAGACATTCTCTGAATGTTTTGGCTGTGTCGACGATCTTCTCCCTGACGAATTTTATGTCAGTGGAGACTACAAGGCTGCCACGGATAATCTCAATCCTGAGTTATCTGAGTATTGTTGGGAACAGATCTGTCTCAATACTACTGTTCAGTGGCATGGTCGAACTTGTAGGTTATACGATACGGCGTACTATCTGCTAGGTCAGAAGGCGCTCACAGGTCACAGGATTCATTACAAAGACTCCACTGTTGATCAAACGTGGGGTCAGTTAATGGGTTCTCCTATGTCTTTCCCTATACTATGTCTAGTAAACGCGGCAGCTTCTTGCGCCGCCTTGAAGCAACCATTTAACCACAGAACAAAAATGAGGGTTAATGGCGACGACATAGGTTTCATAGCAAATCCGCGCAGTTACGAAAGTTGGAAAACTGTAACTGCCGACTGTGGTTTAGAATTCAGTCTTGGAAAGAATTACTGCAGTCGCGAATTCCTCATTATGAACAGTGAGATTCGGCGGCCACCTCAACATCATGAGCTTTTTTATATTCCTTCAGAGGTGGTGGGCGATCCTTTCGGTGAAGAGGATTTTGAGAGGATTCCTATTAGGTGGGTGAATAGCGGTCTTTGGAGATTAGAAGGTTTCTTCAATCAATCCATCGCTAGACACCTTGTTCGCAAGGGCATAGAAGCGGGGAAAACGAAAGACGTTTATTGGACAGATCTTGGTCCACTCGCTGCTGCTCTCCTCCGAGGGGTGAATAAGAAGGCTCAGAAGCCTTTCTTAGATATCTTTCTCAAGAATAGTTCTAAAATTCTTCAGGAAAGACCCATCGGTTGTAACCTTTTTGTACCTAAGAATCTGGGTGGCTGTGGTATTCCTATACCGGCCGAGTGCACGTTCGAAAGTTTACAAAGTGCATCCCTCAAACCAGATACTCTCAGAAAAGTCGGCCTGCGGGCCGCTTATCTCGCTACTCATGGTGACCGACGCCTCAAGATTCCTTCTTTGGATATCTTGGATCAAGGGCGTGTAAGCGCAGCTATCAAGAAAGCGCGCTCTCTCGGTCCTCAGCGGATTCCCCGTCCTGTCTTTGAAAGGAAAATTGATCTCGGTCTGAATGGGACCCAGCTGCTATCTCGTGTGATACAAGAGTATCAACGGCAGCCTCATTATCAGACGGACACGTCGCCGGAGATTAGAGTCCAGAAGGACGATCCGAGCTGGAAGGCCAGCTCTCTAACTAGTCCGGTCGTACATCAAGCTAGGAACGAGCGTTTGAATGCTAAGTATTATCGTTATGTCCGTACTGGTTACGGAATCGATAAGAAACTTCAGCCAATGAGCTTTGAAAAGATTTTCAAGTTTGAGGAAACTGAAATGCTGGACACTCTTTGGCCCGTAACCGGTGAGGACCGGACGGAGCGTTACCTTGATGTATTTGAGCGCATGTACGCATGTGGCTCACTCACGGAGCTCTTCTGGGAGGCAACGTAATGCACGTTATGACCTCCAAGCAATAGTATGATTCCTCCAGGACGCGGTCGACTGTTCAACAGTTTACCGTGATAAACCTGGGTGTAGGTGGCGGCAACGGATATAGATTCCGCTCTGTCAAGCTTACACTTGGCTTACTAGCCTTCGGG